ACATCTAGGTAAAGGTCATCTTTCAACACGAATCCAACAAAAGAGCCAATCGGGCCAATGTCTATTTTAATTCTTGAATCCATGCATTTCGGGAAATTTTGAGCAGTGATTTGATCACAAGATACAGAAGCGTCGTCGCCACAAAACAAGGCCATGGAGAAGGAGTTAAAGCCAAGATATGTCATGATGATACACATGTTAAAAATTGTGTTTTTGAAGAGGGTGTCAGGCCTTCCAGATTGAAGGTGGTTCTTGATGAAAATTTTGAAGTTGTTGCCGTCCATACACCAATTGTCATTGTTCTTGTTGAGAATTTTGATGACGGCTGAATCTATCCCCAAATACTCGAAAATTTTACACATGAGGTCGTTCGAAACAGTTTCGTGGAAAGTGTCAAATTCGACATAGTCAGTTGAAACAAATAAGTGTTCGGGATTGTAGTTGCGTCGTACAAAGTCACGGAGATTATCTCTACTCTTGCCGAAGTGCAAATAAATTTTGGGATCTAGGTTTTCGAGGATGGTCTTCTCTGCTAGCCTGACTACGGCAGAAGCTAAGTGATTCAATCCTTTTGCAACAGGGCATACAGATTGGCCAGCTTTAGTTTCTACTCCGTTGAATCTGACATATGAATTTGGTTTGAGATCTTTCTTGACTTGTACTTTTGGGAAATAGGGCACGGCTGTACTGTGGAGGTAGGATTCAGGGTCATAAGTCATCAATTGTTTGACTTTGTCTTGCTTGTCAAGCGCTCTAGACAAATAGGAATAGGCTTGTTCAATCAAAACATCCGCATCGGGCCTTTTCGGGGATACTAATTTTTTAAATGTGTCAAATAATTCGTTCACCATAATTTCACCGACCCCTTCATCATATATCAGGCCGGTCCCTCTAGATCTAACAAATGCTGTATGTAAGCTCTGGTTGTAGGAATCTTGAATGTATGGGCGTCCACGCAATGGTATTGGGAATCGGTTGACAGGGAGTTCCTTTTGGATAAAGAGATCGTCTACGTTCTTGATGATGGCTTCGGAGTCGGTTAAGAAGACCGTGTTGTAGAACACATACTCTTCTACTGATCCGAATTCTAAATCAGAGGGGGAAATTCTTTCTAGGATCTCATCAACTTGTGTAGGACATAAGGCCGAATTGTTAAGGTTGAGGTTGTCTTTTAAGATTCTGTCAAATTTTTGGTTTTCATACTGGGCAATTGCGTCAACGTTGTTTTGGATTGGATACAATGGGAAGACCATCTCTAAATTCAGCAGTAAGTGGACAGGGACTTTAAATGAAGCATGGAAATTTTGGTCGTTCTCAACAAAGTCAAATTGTAAATTGTCTTTATTGGTGGGATTGATAAGTGTGTTGCCTTTGTGATCA